GTTATAAACTTATGTTCAACATTTCCATCTACATCTTTTATAAGTTCAGTAAATAAAACATAAGTAAAAAGACCTTCTAAGGTAATCATGTTATCTAACATTTTACCAATCGTCTTTATTTTATAACTAGGATTTATTGCGTCTCCTGTATTTTCACTATGAGTAAGAACACATACTTTTAAGTTGTCTCTCATATTCATAGATTCTTTTAATACAGAATAAAAATTAGAAGCAATCTGAGTAAATTTCATTTTTTGCTAGTTGTTTTTATTTAGGTTAATTACTCCTACAACTAGCCTTACATTTTCATGTAAGATTAGACTATATCTTATTTTATATTTTTATTTTTATTTTTATTTCTATGTGGAGTAGTTATAGCTCTTTCTACATCCCATTTATGTTTATGAATTCTATTAATTACAGTTTGATATTTTATGTTATAGATATCACACCACTCTTTTAAAGTATGTTTTTCTCCAAATAATTCTATCTGCCTATTAAATGGATCTTCCTTAATGGCATCTTCAAAAGAAAGTTTGGATCTAAACATTCTATTATAAACTGTATTATAATTTAAATTTAATTCATCAGTCCACATTTTAAGAGTCTGAGTTTTACCATTATGTTCAATAAGAATATTAAATCCTCCTCTATTATTAGATTGTTCTGTCATAGAAGCCCACCTGCAGTTTTCAGGAAAATATCCTTTATCATTATCAATTCTATCAATAGTATGATTTTCAGGACAAGGTCCCATATCTGTATAAAAATCCTCAAAAGACTTTAACCATCTATCACAACAGTCAATACCTCTATTGATATATCTGTCTGCATCTACATGATTTTCATTTAAGACCCTAGTTTTTAAACCTTTCCAGATACTATATTCTTTCATACTTTTTTTATCTGCAATATAATCATTTTCTTTAGACTTATTTAATCTACATTGATTACATCCACATTTTTTACCAATATGATCACTAGGTTTTTGACTGAATTCTCCGTGAATAGGACAGATAATTATTACTTTTGTACTTGAATTCTTATAAATGGTTTTAGAATAATCAAACTTATCTCCATGAATTTTTACAGCTTCTTTAATAAATTCTTCTGTAGTTTTTCTTTGATTATTTGCACATTGAGGACAACCATATCCATTCATATGTCCTCCAGCTTGTTGTTCAAATTCTCCATGAATTGGACAAATTATTACAACTTTAGTACGTTTATTAATATAATTTACTTTACTGTAATCGTACTTTTTACCATGTTTTTTCTGTGAGTTCTCTATAAACTCTTCTAAAGTTAGTTTTTTCATATGCTATTTCTATAAATTAGTTTTTACAAAAATAGCTAAAATAAAAATATAAAACTCTACCTTTTCCACTAAAAGTTAATTACTCTTTTAATGTACTCCCCAACAACGGGGATAGTCGTTGAACGTTCCTCTATTCAAGGCTTCGCTGCTGATTGTCCAATCTAAGTAATTTTAAAACATTCACGCTTAGACATGTTTCATTCTTACGTTGTAGTTTACTTAGCTCTAAGGATATTCCAGCAATTAGATAGATAACGACAAATTTTCATCGTAACTTTTCTCACTTGCTCTATCCATTGCTTCAAATGCCATTAAGTATTGAGCATCTTCTATAATAACAGTCCTTATTTCAGGTCTGGTTTTATCAATAATTTTTAATACTTGACCTATCTTTGTAACATCAGATGTATTATATAAATTACCTTCAAATTTCTTTGTTTCAGGATTTTGAACTAATTGCTTATAATTTTTTTTAAAACCTTTAAATGGAAGAGGTTTACCAGCAACATTAATTATAAATGTAGTTTCTGGATCTAAGTTTCTTAAAGAGGTGCTTTTTCCAGATCCAGATGCACCTACCACAGCTATTAAATCAGCCATTTATTAAAATTTAAAAACATTATCATTTTCATTTTCATCTAATGTGTTTAAATCATCTGTTTTTTGCTCTAATAATAAATATTTATCATAATCAGATATTTCTTCAGGTCTAGGTAATTCTCTAAACATACCTATTTCTCCATGGAAAGTAACCCCTTTACTAACATCAGATCGACCATACCGATTTTTTAAAATTTGTATAAGTCTAAATCGATCTTTTAATATATTTTGAATAGGATATCCTTCAACTTTTGGAATTTTTTCTCTATATGGATAATATAAAGCAATAACAATTTCAGAACCATCAGTAGTCCCAGAAGTGTCTTTAAAATCATCCAATTGAACTAACTCATATCCATTAAGTTTACGGTCCATAGATTTTTGTCCTCTATTAAGCTGCTGAATAAATATTCCTGTCATACCGCATTTATTTCTAAAATAAATGAAATAATCTACAGTTCTATCTATTCTTTCTTTTTTACTTCCAGAGCCACCAATTAAGCCTACGTGGTCTATGATGGCTACTTTATATTCTGATTCATCATTTTCAGAATAATCTTCTTTATGTTCATTGATAGGAATAAAAGTTCCAAACTTTCTTAACCATTCCTTACAAGTTCCATAAATAGCTTCTGGTGTTAATGGTTTATCATATATAGTAATATTTTTTTCAACTTTGTTAAGCCATGGGATACATTGATTTACTATTTCTAGATGTTCATCAGAAATAGGTCTAGTAAGAGATAAAATATCTTCATATGTTACAATTTTACCGTATGCATCCCAAATATGTCTGGAAAGCAATTTAGCAAATAATACTTCTGCAGCCATTTCAAAAGAATAATATAAAATATTAATCTTTTTATCTCCTGCATTCTTTATAAGATTATATACAAATACATCAAGACCAAAGCTAGTTTTACCCCCTGAGGTATCGGCTCCAATAGTATAAATATATTTTCTTTGTATACCATATAGTACTTTATCAACATCTGGCAATCCCATAGAAATTCCTATATTTTTGCCACTCTTACCGTCTTCTATGTTTTTTAATAACTTGTGTACTCCCATTATAGTAATTCACTATTTTGATAACCAGCAACTTCTCCAGAGGATCTAATATATTCAATCTCATTCCATTTTTGGGAAGCAATAAATTCTAGTATAGAATAATTAATTAAATTATGTTCTTTACCATACTCTAAAGCTTCCATTACTCTTTCATGTTTTACAGAAGATAATTTTAATTGTCTACCATAGAAAAAACAGAATTCATCAATACTAAATAATCCAGCTTTAGTTATATTTTTAATAGAAGCCATTTTTCCATTAATATAAATAAAAGGAGGATATGCATCAAAAAATTCTTTTCCTATTTGGTTAGACTCTCTAATAAACTTTTTTACAAAGTTTTTATTAATTGGAATATCAGTATATCTTAAGATTTCTCCTTCTTTAGGCATTTTAAAAGATGCTAGTATAATACCTTTATTTTGTAAAGATTTTAAAACTACTTTAAATACTTCTTTTCCATTATCTGCATTTGATATATAATTATTTATTAGAGACGTGTCTCCATCTTGTGCTAAAAATAACAATCGTAATATAAATAATTCAGATGGAGTTAAACCACTACTTATATAAATATTAATTTCTTCTTTTAAAGATAATTCTGAGTTCATAATACTATTTACTCAAATTACCTTTGTCAGATCAGTCTTTCACAAGACTCTTATTACTTCCTGGTAATTTGTATTCATTTACAAATTCATCTTCCAGTGACTTTTTACGTTCGAAAAGAGGATAAAAT